AAGGAAATTATATAATGGAAACCTTTTTGTGGGTAGAATTGTATCGCCCCAAGGATATAGAATCATGTGTACTTCCTAATAATCTAAAAAGTACATTAACTGATTTTATTAGTGAAGGTAACATACCAAATCTAATTTTATCAGGAACTTCAGGCGTAGGTAAAACTACTGCTGCAAAAGCTATGTTAGATGAGTTGGGAGCAACTCATATGATGATTAATGGTTCGGAAGAATCTGGCATTGATGTTCTACGAACCAAAATTAAAAACTTTGCATCTACTGTGTCGCTTCACGGAGGCCGCAAGTATATTATACTTGATGAAGCAGATTATTTAAATCCGCAGTCAACTCAACCAGCCTTGCGTGGGTTCATGGAAGAGTTTCATAAGAACTGTGGGTTCATTCTTACATGTAATTATAAAAATCGTTTGATACCGCCACTACATTCTCGTTGTAGTGTGATTGATTTTTCTATTCCTAATTCAGAAAAACCAAAACTCGCTAAAGAGTTTATGGGTAGGGTTATCACAATTCTAAATGATCAGAATGTGAAACATGACAAAAGAGCTGTTGCAGAGGTAATCAATAAATATTTTCCAGACTGGCGCAGAGTATTAAATGAACTTCAAAGGTATTCTATATCGGGTACAATTGATGCAGGCATACTTGTAGATATTGCCGAGGTAAATATCAAAGAGTTGATGCACTCTATGAAGAATAAGGAATTTACTAATGTTCGTAAATGGATTGTCAATAATCTTGATAATGATCCTGTACGTTTGTTCCGCCGCATTTATGATAATCTTTATGAGTTTGTGGATGGTAGTTCTATTCCTCATGTGGTTGTTGTTTTGGGTGAATACCAATATAAAGCGGCATTTGTTGCAGACCAAGAAATAAACTTGATGGCTTGTTTTACAGAGATTATGGCAAGGGCAAAATTTAAATGATTGATGTATATGATGATGTTTTAGAAGAACACAATGCTATATTGATTGATGATGAAGTTAAGAAGTTATCATGGAAATACGACTATCATTCTGAACCTAGTAAACCAAATAAACATTGGCATGTCCTGTGTGGCCACAACAAAGAGGAATGTGATGCTGGATCATATGATTGGGCTCATAGTTTGTTTGATTTGTTCGTGAATAAATTTGATTTCAAATCTAAATATAATGTTGAGAATTATGAAAGAATTTATTGTAATGCTCACACGCATGGAATAGAGCCACACCTTCATATAGATGATGGTGATTTTACAATGATATATTATCCCCGAATGGATTGGAAAAAGGAATGGGGCGGTGGAACTCTGGTTGACGATACTCTTGTTCCTTATGCTGGAAATAAATTGATTGTGTTTACTGCTAGTCTTCCCCACAAAGCTATGTCAGTCTCCAGAGAATGTTATCAGTTAAGAACTTGCGTTGTTTTTAAATGTAATGTTATGGAGAATGAAAATTGATAGAGGATAAAATAGTTCAGTTTGAAACTATACCACAATTAAAGTTAGGGTTTGCTGGTATAGGTTTAGATGAAATAGATGTTATTAATAAGTACATTGATGATAACACTGACAGATTATCAGATTTATCGTCGCAATTAGTAGGGCAAATAAAACAAGATGAAAAATCAAAACAATTAGAATTTGATTTGAACGATAAAGTTCCTACTCAGTTAGGTAAGTTTTTTATTAAGTGTGCAAAAGAATATGCTGCTGAACATCCAATGTCAGATCGTATTAAAGAAATTATTGGGTCTAAAGAAGAGTATGTTGTTAAGAAAATTTGGTCGGTGCATAGTTATGATGGAGACTACAACCCTTTGCATGAACATGGAACTGTTAGTGGACGAGGCGTATCCATGATTGCATTTTTAAAACTCCCGCCACAAATATCTGAGATAGCAGAAAATATGAAAGGTGAAATAGGCGTACAACAAGGCAATTCTGGTAGTACAGATGGACTAACTCAATTCGTTTGGGGTGGAGATAGTATGTATGATATACCTAAATTCAAGCATCCTTCTTTTGCATATGTCCATCCAGAAGTAGGAAAGGTTGTGATATTTCCAATTTGGTTGCTTCATCAAGTAGCTCCATTTTTTGGTGAAGGTGAAAGGCGTACAATGTCTTGTAATATAGATATTATTAATAGCCATGTATGAATTAAAGGTGAAGAACGGAACATATAAAGCAAACAGCCTAACCTCTTTGTTGTGGGTTGTATTGCGTCATAGATTTCATCATTGGAAAAGTGGTGAAGGGTTTGTAGACTAATGTATGAATTGAAAGATTATCTCAATGCTATAAACCATACAAAAGAACCTCTTATGGATACAGAGGATGAGCAATGGGAAAAGAAATATCCACCATATATTGTAAATAAGTGTGTTGCTCCGTTTCCTGATACTATTATGTTGTTGAATGAGATTAATCAACTACATCATCTAGACAAGAAACTCCAGTTTGATTTTTTGATAAATAGTTTACGACCAAGAAAAAGATTTACCCCTTGGCTGAAGGCGAAGAAATTAAAGAATCTAGAGTATGTTAAAGAGTTTTATGGATACAATAATGAGAAGGCAAAGACCGCTCTTGATATACTAAATGATGAACAAATTTCTGCCATAAAAAGAAAATTAAATAAAGGTGGAAGAGATGGAAGAAGTTAATTGGACACAGGAGCATATGCTAGAAGTTGGGTTGAAAGAGCCTGACGATTTTTTGAAGGTACGAGAGACTCTATCTCGTATCGGTGTTGCTTCCCGAAAAGAACGAAAACTATATCAATCTTGCCACATATTACATAAGCAGGGACGATATTATATTGTGCATTTCAAAGAGCTATTTGCTCTTGATGGAAAGAAAACCAATCTGTCTGAAAATGATATTGGACGAAGAAATACTATTGCCCATCTATTGCAGGATTGGGGTTTGATTGATATAATTGGAGAGGCGATAGATGTAACGCCATTGCCAATGGCACCATTGAGTCAAATCAAGGTTCTTTCGTTTAGTGAAAAGAATGAATGGACATTAGAAACCAAATATAACATAGGCAAGAAAAAAGAAGTCTAATGGAAAATTTCAAGTCTTTCATTACAGAGGCAAAGGAAGAAAATTATCGTATTCTTGTAGTTTCTTCTGGAGCATTACGTTCTTCATCAAAAACTGAGGCACCCATATATCATACAGCCGGAAGGTTTAAAGAAGAAGCAGAAAAAGCAGGACATGACGTTTATATTTTGCAAATTGAAACTGCTTATATTACTTATGAAGATGATGATGTTTATAAGATATATAATATAGATGATGAAGAAGGATTTGAAATTAATTCTACAAACACTATTGCTATTGTTCGGGGAACTGTACGACTTAAAAAGAGTTGGTTAGACTTACTTTCTCGATTAGAAAAAATTGGTGTTTGTATGGTCAATAGTAGACAAACCGTTGAGGTATCATCAGACAAATATAGGACATATGTTAAGTTACAAGATTTTGGTTTGACCCAACCTAAAACGGTACTTGTGCCTAATGAAGATAACTGGAAAGAACCATTTAAATCATTAGATACCAAGTTTCCAATTATTATGAAAACTTTGGAGGGGTCAAAGGGAATTGGTGTTTTGTTTGTCGAATCTGAGCGTTCATTAGATTCTTTAATACAACTACTTTTTAATCAAGATGAAAATGTGGATTTATTAATTCAAGAATACATTAAAACTGATAGTGATATACGAGTTATTGTTCTGGGTGACGAAATTATTGGATCAATGGAAAGGAAAGTTATTGAAGGAGATTTTAGGTCTAATGTTTCGCAAGGAGCTAAAGTAAAGAATTACAAGTTAACTCCATTAGAAACTGAGCAGTGTTTATTAGCTTCAAAGGCCGTTGGTGGTTCTTGGACTGCTGTTGATTTTATTCCATCAGAAAATCCAAAGAAATACCCACCATATATTTTAGAAGTGAATCATTCTCCTGGCACAGAGGGAATTGAAAGTACAGGAATTAATATAGTTAAACATGTTATAGATTATTTTCAAAATCCTAAAAATAGGCACTCTGTAGCTCAGGAAATAGGTAGATTTGAAAGAATGGAAATAATGGGTTTAGGTAAGATTGTAGCTAATTTTGATACTGGTAATAGTGCTCGGGCCATAATACATGCTGATGAGTGGGAAGTTAAAAATAAAAAAGTTATATGGAAATCATTTGGTAAAACCTTTAAACATAATTTAGTTAAGATGCAGCATTTTCAACAAGGAAAATGGTCTTGGTCATCAAAAACTCCTATAGAACGTCCTGTGATATATTTAGATATAAATTTTAATGGGCAGGTGTACAACGATGTGCAATTTTTAATAGATGATAGAGGTCATAAGACAACTAAATGTTTAATAAATCAAAGATTTATGCGAAGAGCTAATATTATGATTAACCCAGCTAAAACTTTTGTAGTTTCAACTAAACATGGTGTAAAACCAGATGGAACCTTCGAAGATGACGCTTTCGATTTATTTTAATAAACCTCTTGACAAATAACTCCAAAGGTGATACAGTTACTATATGAATTTCTACACAAATGTCCTTCAGTGGGGCAATAATCTTCTTGTTCGTGCTGTTATAAATGATAAACGTGAAAATTTTAGAGTAAGATATTCTCCCA